GGCGCCGATGTCGCCATCGGCCTTTACGAACGCTGGGTTGCCAAGCGGTTGGGCGTTTCCGAGTCGGCTTCGACCGACCACACCTAGGCGGCGCCCCGGCCGGGGGCCGATTTTTCTGGGTCCTCCCTGAGGGCCGCCCCCTACACGGGTCATCGAACTCGCGGATTCTCTGCAGCTGAGAATCTTGCAGGGATGTCCGTCTTTTCAAAGGGTTAGACATGGGCAAGACAGTCAGCAAGGCCGACTTGAGCGAGATCGTTGGCCGCGACGAACGCACCCTGACCCGTTGGCAGAACGACGGTATGCCGGTGATCGAGTTCGGCGTCGGGCGGGGCAACGAAAACCAGTACGACACCGAAGCGGTCATCCAGTGGCTGATGCACCAGGCCTCGCTCAACGGTAAAAAAGAATCCTCCCGCGACCGATTGGACCGAGTCAGGGCCAATCGCGAAGAGCTGGCGCTGGCCAAGGACCTGGGAGAGGTAGTGATCGCGGCAGACCTGGTCGAACGTTTCGAAGCCATGATCACCTCGGCCAAAGTCGAGTTGCTCAACACCTTTCCTGATGCGCTGGCGGCGGAGCTGTCTGCACGCTACGGCGTCGAGGTGGACGACCTACTGATTAGAGACCCCATTGAATCCATCCTGAGGAGGCTGTCTGACTATGACAAGGATGATGCCCAGTCAGCTGGAGATTCTGACGAACCGGACCATCCGGAGGGCTTTGAAGAAGACGGCGAGTAACGCGCTGCGCGGCGCCTGCAGGAGGTGGGCACCACCGCCGCGCATGAGCATCATTGAGTGGGCGGACAAATACCGCTGGCTCGCACCGGAGGAGGCGGCCCGTCCTGGTAAATATCGGTTTGATGTGACGCCACACCTCATTTGGCCCGGCGGTCCACTGGAAGCGTTGGACGATCCAAAAGTCAGCGAGATCGTTGGGCGTAAATCGGCACAAGTGGCCTGGACGTCTGGGGTGTTGGGCAATGCGCTGGGCAAATGGATCGACATCGACCCGTCACCGATCCTGGTGCTGTTTCCCAAGGCCGAAGCCGCTAAACAGTACGTCGGTGAAAAGCTCGAACCCATGATCGAGGCCACGCCTCGGCTGCGCAAGAAAGTCGACCTGCGCAGCCGCAAGCTGCAGCAGCGTCAGGACTTCAAGCGTTTTCCCGGTGGCTTCCTGAAAATGGTCGGCTCCAACAGTCCGGCCAGCGTGAAATCTACGCCCGTACCGAGAGTGGCGATTGAGGAGCCTGACGACTGCAACCTCAACCTGCGCGGGCAGGGCGACAGCATCAAGCTGGCCAAGGAGCGTCTGAAAACCTTTCGCCGTTCCAAGATCATCATCGGCGGCACGCCGACCATCAAAGGCCTGTCGGCCATCGATGCCGAGCTGGAGCTGTCGGACAAACGCGTGGGCTTGGTGCCGTGTCACGAATGCGGCCAGGAACACGCGCTGAGCTTCGACAATCTGCACTGCGATGAGGATCCGGCCTACCTGCACGAGGTGTACGGCAAGAAGCGGCCGGAGAAGACGTTCTATTCGTGCCCGCACTGTGGCGCGATCTGGGACGACAACCAGAAGAACGCCAACCTCAAGCACGGGCGCTGGTCGGCCACGGCGGAGTTTCGCGGGATTGCCGGCTACATCCTCAACGAGTTGTACGCGACATTTTGGGGGTCGCGCTTTCAGGTGCTGATGGAGAAAAAGCTCCAGGCCGAACACGCGGCGGCGCAGGGCAACATCGGGCCGATGATCGCCTTCGTGAACAGCTCCAAAGGCGAGAGCTACGAATACCAGAGCGATGCGCCGAAGACCGACGAACTGGAGAAGCGCGCCGAGCCTTATGCCGAACTAACGGCGCCCAAAGGCGTGCTGCTGATCACTGTCGGCGTGGACGTGCAGGGCGATCGCCTCGCACTGGTCATCACCGGTTGGGGCCGGGGCGAAGAGTCTTGGCGATTGTATTGGGGCGAACTGCACGGCAACCCCATTGATCCGCATGATGCTGTCTGGCAGGAACTGGATCGGGTCATTTCCCGGCCAATTCCCACCGATGGCGGAGCGCAGTTGGCGGTGTCGACGGTCAGCATCGACAGCTCGGACGGCAACACCAGTGATGCGGTGTACACCTACGTGCGGGATCGTCAGCGCTACAACGTAATGGCGATCAAGGGCGCGTCCATCGATAGCCGCGACAAGGAGATCTTTACCAAGCCGCCGCAGTCGGTCGACACCTCACAAGACAACACCAAGGCCGCGAAATACGGTCTGCGGGTGCACATCGTCGGCACGCACAAGGCCAAGACGTTGATTGACGGTCGGCTTCGGCTGAAGGGTGTCGGGCCGGGGCGCATGCACTGGTATTGCGAGATCCGCTCGGACTACTACGAGCAGCTCACCAACGAAGTACTGGCGCCGCATCCGCGCAACCCCAGCAAGATGGTCTGGCAGAAAAAGGCCGGTCGCCGCAACGAGGCGCTGGACTGTGAGGTGTATGCCTTGCATGCGGCACGCAGTCTGAAAACTCACCTGCTGCGCGATCACGAGTGGGATCAGTTGGAGCAGCAGCTGCTGCAGCCAACCCTGTTCAACACCGAACAACCAGTGGCACCGGTACCGCGTCGAGCAGTCGCTCGAGGGCGAGGCACCCGCAGTCGTGCGGGTTACTAAGGAATAAATCATGACAGACGCACAACAGCGCCTAGTGGAAGTTCGGGCGGCGATCTCTGACGTCCTGAAAAAAGGGCAGCGCCTGCGGCGTGCGGACCGCGAGCTGTACCGCGCCGAGCTGAACAGCCTGCGCTTGCTGGAGCAGCAGTACGCCAAGGAGGTCGCCCTGGAACAGGCCCAGCAACAAGGCCGAGGCCGCAACCGCATCTCTTACATGGCGATCTGACTATGGGCTTCTTTCGAAAGGATCCGGCCGAGCTGCTGATGCGCGAGGCCATCAAGCTCGCCAAGTCGGCGTCCGGCGCACGCCCCATCGTTGCCCAGGGCGGCGGGGGCGGCACCGAGACTCGCTGGCGGGGCGCCTCGCGTGTACTGCGCAGCATGGCCAGCTGGATTCCCGGGCTGGGCAGTCCGCGTCGCGACCTCGACCAAAGCGAGCGACGCATGCTGGTCGCCCGTTCGCGGGACGCCATGCGCAACCACCTGATCGCCCGGGCGGCCATTACCCGCCTGCGCACCAACGTGGTGGGCACCGGGCTGGTCTGCCGATCGCAGATCGATCACGCCGCGTTGGGGGTGAGCGAAGAGCAAGCGGAAGAACTCAACACCCAGCTTGACCGGTTGTGGTCGCTGTATGCCGACGATCCGCGCGAATGCGATGCCGAGGCAACTTTGAACCATTACCAGCTGCAGGCGCTGGTGATGATCTCGTCGATGGTTTGTGGCGACGTGTTGATTGCCAGTCCAGACGATGAGCGTCCGGGCTGCGTGTTCAGCACGCGTCTGCAATTGATCGAGTCGGATCGGGTGTGCAACCCGGCCGGGCAATTGGACAGCGCGAACCTGGTGGACGGCGTCGAGTTCGACCGGCTCGGGGCGCCGCTGGCGTATCACGTCTGCAGTGGCTACCCGAACGAGTACACGGCGGGGCAGGCGCTTTGCTGGGAGCGGCTGCCGGCCTTTGGTGAGGCCACCGGCCGACGCCGGGTCATGCATGTCATGGCCGACAAGGAGCGGCCGGGCCAGAAGCGCGGTGCGCCGTACTTGGCGCCGGTGCTGGAACCGTTGCAAAAGCTGGAGCGGTACAGCAGCGCCGAGCTGATGGCGGCAGTGATCTCGGCGATGTTCACCGTGTTCATCAAGAAGAATAACGACTTCCAGGTTTCCAACCTGCCGCTGTCGGCGCTGGCCAACGAAGGCCACGGTGCCGGCGGCGATAGCACCGCCGGCGGCGAGCTGGCGTTGGGCGAGGGCGCGATTGTCGACTTGGGACAGGGTGAAGAACCGGTGATCGCCAACCCGGCGCGGCCCAATGCACAGTTCGACCCGTTCTTCACGGCGGTGGTGAAAGAGATTGGCGCGGCGCTGGAGCAACCGATGGAGGAGCTGTTGCTGCATTACAGCAGCAGCTACAGCGCGGCCCGTGCGGCGATGTTGCAGGCATGGCGCTTTTACAGCCTGCGCCGCTGGTGGCTGATCTGCGACTTCTGCCAGCCCAGCCGTGAACTGTTGATCGACGAAGCGGTGGCGCGTGGGCTGATCAAGTTGCCCGGCTACGCCGACCCGGCCAAACGCAAGGCGTACTGCCAGGCGATCTGGATCGGTCCGGCACGCGGTGCCATCGACGAACTGAAGGAAGCCAACGCCGCCGGCAAGCGCATCGAAATCGGCGTCAGCAACGAAACGCTGGAAACCGCTGCCATGACCGGCGAGCCCTGGCAGCAGGTGTACCGCCAGCGCGTGCGCGAAGTGGAACAGCGCCGTGCTGACGGCTTGCACGTTTTGCCCAAGGGGCGCGAACAGGAAACGCCGCCGCCCAATAACCCCAACGAGGAATAACCATGCCCCGCGCATTTGAGCTGGCTGCCTCGCAGCCTTGGCTAATGCTGCCTGGTGCCCTGGACAACCTGCTGACCATTGCAGATCGAATGGGCGATCCGGCGGCACTGGAGAGCCGGACCGGCGTGCGATTGGACAACAGCCGCACCGTCAGCACCCGCAACGGGGTGGCGATTATCCCGGTGGTCGGCCCGGTGTTTCGTTACGCCAATCTCTTCACCGAGATCAGCGGCGCGACCAGCACGCAGGTACTGGCCACCGACCTGCAGACCGCACTGGATGACCCCAAGGTCAACGCGATCATCCTGAACATCGACAGCCCCGGCGGCGTGGCCGCCGGGATCAACGAATTGGCCGATCAGATCCATGCCGCCCGATCCCGCAAACGCATCGTTGCGTACATCGGTGGCACCGGGGCCAGCGCGGCGTATTGGATCGCTTCGGCGGCCAGCGAGATCGTCATCGACGAAACCGCGCTGGCCGGCAGCATCGGCGTTGTGGTCGAGGCGGTCGTGGAAGGCGAAGCGGCCAGCGGTCGCAAGCGCTACCAGATCGTCAGCCGCAACGCGCCTAACAAACGCGTGGATCTGGGCACCGAAGAGGGCCGGGCCAAGGTCGGCGAAACGGTCGACGCCATGGGCGATGTGTTCGTGGCCAAGGTCGCCCGCAACCTCGGCGTCGATGCCGAGCGCGTGCCTGAGATGGGCGACTTTGGCGGACTGCGTGTCGGTGCCGCCGCCGTCGAATCCGGCCTAGCCCACCGCCTGGGCTCCCTTGAAACACTGATTACTGAACTGGCCAAACCGGCCGCAACCCAACCGAGGAAATTCAACATGACCACCGTCAGCAGCACGGCAGAGTTGCGTGAGGCGCTGGCCGCCGGCACGGATCCGCAAACCATTCAGATTGCCCAGGCCAGCCAGCCGGATCTGGAGAGCATCCGCACCCAGAGCCGCGAGGAGGGCGCGAGCGCCGAGCGTGAGCGCATCACCGGTATTCATGCCCTGGCGAGCCAGGGCTTCGAAGCCGAAATTTCCGCCGCCATCGATGCCGGCACTTCGGTCGAAGCCACCGCCCTGCAACTGTTCAAGGCGGCCCAGGATCGCGGCATTTCCCTGAATGCGATCAAGGCCGATGGCACCGGTGTTTCGACTTCTACCCCACCTGGCAATGATGACCAAGGCGAACGCAAGGCCGTGGTCGGCGCCATCGTCGCGGGCGCTTCGCGCCGTTGATTGGAGAACGTCATGAGCAACCCTGAACGTCAAACCTACGTCCCTGATCAGCTGTCGGCGGGTCCCTTTCCCGTGATGATCGACACCGCTGTGATCGCTACAGGCCAGAGCCTCAAGCGAGGCGCTGTCCTGGGCCAGGTGAAAACCAGTGGCGAATACGTGCTGTGCGCGTCCGCTGCCACGGATGGCTCCGAGGCGCCGAGGGCGATCCTCGACCAAGCCACCGACACCAGCCAAGGCGCTCAAGTGGCGCCGATCCGTCTGACCGGCGAAGTGCTGGGCAGCCAACTCACTCTCGGTGCGGGCCTCTCTTTGGCGCAGGCGAAAGCCGCGCTGCGTGACCTGTGCCTGTTCATTCGCTAAACCGGAGCTACCGATGGATATTTTTGATACCCGCACCATGCTGGAAGCGGTCGAGCAGATGCCGACTGCGCGCCGCTTTCTGCTGAATACTTTCTTCAACGGCGGCAGCCCGGTGACGTTCCCCACCAAAACCGTGGACATCGACATCATCAAGGGCAAACGCAAGATGGCGCCGTTTGTTCACCCGCGCCTGCCAGGCAGCGTCTCGCTGCGTGATGGTTACCACACCGACAACTACACGCCGCCCTATATCCAGCCCAAGCGCGAGACCACCGCCGAACTGGTGCTCAAGCGTGCGGCCGGCGACAACCCGTTTTCGTCACGCACCCCGCTGGAGCGCGCGGGGCAATTGCTGGGCAAGGATCTGCGTGATCTGGACGACGAGATCACCCGGCGCGAGGAATGGATGTGCGCCCAGGCCCTGACCACCGGCAAGGTGCGGGTGGTGGGCGAAGGCGTTGACGACACCATCGACTTCCTGATGGCCAGCGACCACAAGATCAGCCTGGGCAGCGGCCAATGGGGCACTGCCGACAGCGACCCGATCGCCAACCTGCGTGGCTGGAAACGCAAGATCGCCAAGGACTCCGGACGCACGGCCAATACCGTGGCCATGAGTGGCGAGGCGCTGGACGCGTTCCAGTCCAACGAAACGGTGATGAAACAGCTCAACACCCGCCGCGTCGACATGGGCCTGATCAAGCCCGAAGAGCTCCCGGACGGCGTGACCTACCTGGGCTACCTGAACGATCCGGGCGTCGACCTGTACGGCTATGACGAGTGGTACCTGGACGATGACGATGACGAGCAGCCGATGATCCCAGCGGGCGGCTTGATC